ACTTCAAGACTTGCGTCGCTTACTCCGTTTTGTCTTAGCTGATCCGCTGTCACTTCCGTAGACGTTTGGGAAGAGTCGTTGGAGTAGCCCTGGTTGCTCGCGCTCGAAGGCATATATGTCTGCGCTGCCGGGTCGCTGTACTGGGTTGTCGCTTGGGAACCGTAGTTGGCCTGAACGCCTGATGGGGTCGTCGTCGATTGTTGACCCTGGAACGGGAATTGGACTGGTGAACTCAGGAGGTTCACTACCTTGTCGAATGCGTCCCTGTAAGGATTCTCCGCCTGTGCTTGCTGCTGCTGCGGAGCCTGAGGCGCTTGCGATCCCTGGTAAGCCGAGGGAGTAGGGCTGTATTGGAGTCCCTGAACCCCCATCTGGGCTGCCACTTGTGGAGCTGGTGCCGCCATCGGCTGGGCGCCTGCTGTCCACTGAGGTGTTGTAGCCACTGTTGGGGCTTGAGCCGCCGTCTGAGCTACTGGAGCCCCGGAGCTGATCGGCTGGGTCGGGGATACTTGGGGTGCCGATTGGGTCGGCTGAGCGATAACGTCCGGCATGGGTTACTTCTTTTTGTAAACTTTCGAGTGTTCTATATAGAAACGGGGTGAGATTTAATCTCGGATCTGCAGCAATCGGTAAATTTGGTTGTTGCGGATGGGGAGTCCTCATTTCTTGATTGACTAAGTCAAGCAGACCTGAATACGCCCTCTGTAGTTCCCCAACAACTCTGAATGGAAATCCCGAGAGCATACCCGCGATTTCATCATCAGTTTTTGATGGGAATAAATACTTCAGTGCTTCTATGCTATCAACGCCTAATTCTTGTAGGTTTCTTACGAAGATAGATTGGTTTAATTTATCTTGTGCGGTGTCCTCATAAACTGGACCCATCCAACGCCATAAAACAGTTCTATCTCCATCAGGAGCAAGACCTAAAACACCAACAGGTACCTCTCCAGATCTAATAACTTCCTCTATTGTTTGTTCTAATTTTTGCTCATATTTGATCTTTTGTTTTTCATACTTTTCCATTGCTTTCTCATTATCTTCCTCATCAACGGGAAGTTCAGGACATTTAATACCTGTGGAAAAAGCAAGTGACTTTCTAAATATTTGTTCTTCTTGGAAAAGTATTAATTCAAAACATTTACAAATACCATATTGATATAACTGAAGACATTTCTTTTTAGCTGTAGCACTAACACGTCCGTAAGCAGACTTTATTTCTGTTGCAGTTACATTAGTAATACTTAAGTCATCAATACCACCTAGCGATAAACGTATCTCACTTCTAAGTTGTTCTGAGTATCTTGCCTGATCTGTACTTACCGCGTTAGGAGTAATGAAACCAACACGATCAGAAGGCTCTAAGTTTGCGATAACTCTAGGTACACGCATCCCACTGCCAGGTTTACCTAGATACCCAGGTTGCTGACGTGTTATAGGATCTTGTTTATATGTAGAACTAGAAAGTAACGACTCTGATCCAAAGCCTGATTGACTGGATATACTAGGTCTTTGTACTGCTCCCTCAGAATCACTCTCTACGATGTCCTGTTTTGGTCTCGAAGATAGAAGAGTTGGATTACCGAAGAAAGATAAGTTAGCTCTTATATTCTTAACCATTTCATCGTGAGCAATGATCTGGTTAGCTAATATCTCAAATTCACCTGCACCATCAGTTCCAAATGCATCAGGGTTATTAAACACCTCAACGCATGGAATGAATTGCATTGTATTCTTCACCACCGTTTTATTTAAGGTGGGTACATCCATTACCTCCTGATCAAAACTAATCTCTTGCTCAGTATGTATTTCTTCTATCTCAAGAGGCGTAATCTTCAAACGCATGTATCTCTTGTCTGTACCTAGCCCAACACTTCGTATACCCTTATTAGCTTTGACCTTATAAGGATAGATCAAGATTACTTCTTCAAGATCTCCTTCTGGAGAATAATATGTTCTGTAAGCATCTTTATCAAACCAATAAATTCTATATGTTTTTTTTGTAGGTCTTATATAAAACAACCCTTTACCATATGATAAAAATCTATCCCAAATTGAATCTAACCTTGCATCTAATTTATTAAATTTAATTACCTGTTGAATAAAATCAAATCTCTGTGTTCCAAAGTTATCCTGTTGAGGAAAGAACTCCACGCCTTGACGTATCCCAAACATCTTCATCTGGGATAAATGAGCATTAACCAGCATGGTGTCAGCTGGTCCTGTTCCGTCTCTGCTAATAACCGAATTTATGATTCGATCCAGAACAGTTTTACTATTGCTGTCGCTCATTGTTTTAAATTAAATCTTATTCTTCAATGTTGTACCCAGCGTGTATTCGTTTGAGGGTAATGATTTCGTCTTCAACTTCTACTTCAAACCTTTCATTAGGTTGAATAGATAAATCGTGACAAAGTTCATCGGGCAAAGGAATGACTACGGAACCGTAAGCATCTTGCTCGATCTCTAACGTTTGATAGTGGGTAGACATTGTTAGTGTTCTTTCCAGTTTAAATCGTCAATACTCTAACTCTAGTTTTCCTCGGGTCATTAATCCATTACATAGCCATACCAACGCATCTACACAATCATCATGTGAGCTTACTCCGAAATTAACAATTTCGTCTGTTAATGGACCGAATTTTCTGAACTTATTGAATACAATTTTACGTTGTTCAAATAGACCCATTATCCCTCTAAAACGTGCAACTTTATCACCTTTAAAGCCTTTTACTGGATGCCATATCATATTGTATAAACCATGATCACCTTGGCATATTCTTCTAAAGTCAGCTTCTAAAGAAGCCTGATATGCAACGGCTTCTGACCAGATATCTATGTTACTGCCTGTGGGAAAATAACTCTTACCATCTGAATGTACAACTCCCCATTCTTCCATCATTTCCATCAATGCTTCTAATTTATCAAGGTTACCCATAATTCGTAGTCTCTTACAATCGATGACATGTATTTTGTTGCCTATCCTTCCCCCCATTACAAAAACTGTATAATCATTTTGCTCACGAACTCCAGCAGATAAATCAACCCCTACTCCTAACCTTTCAAAATCAGTTGAGATAGTTCCTTTAACAATCAGATCAGGTGATAGAGATAACTCACTTGTTTGAATAATTTGATTCTGATACTGAAAACTAAAAGAAACTGGTGCTTGTCTTCTCCTATCTTTCAAATAATCCAAAGACCACATATCGGGCCAATAAGAAATTTCATCTCCTTCTTTATCAACTGTGATAGCTGATTGAACAATCTGAACCCAATCATTAGAAGGTATGAAAGTACTCTTATGAATATCATCATGTCTGAAGCGTGTTCCAAGACAAATTGCTCTGGCTCCTTCAAACATAGTTGGCACTATGACTGAGTTCCAGTTATCTTCCATCGCTTGGCGAATATCTTTGTTCTTTATGTCATCAGCACTTTTAATAGCGTCATCAATTATGCAGAGGTGTGATCTTTTAGAAGTCACAGCACCTTTCAGACCTGCACAACAAACAGTAAACTCTTCTTCACCAGTTGATTTAATACCTGCAAACTTCCAATCAATACTCCAATATTCATTTGAATTTATACCTTTTGCTATCTTTACCGTGGGGAATATTTCTCGATAAATTTTACTATCTTCAATAATCCTTTTTATTGCTGCACTTTTAGGTCTAGCTACATCAACTGTGTAAGAAATATATAAAACTTTTAAAGGTTGTTTTGCTAAAGCATGTATTCCTACAGCCCAAGCTGTATATAAACCAAGAATAGTAGATTTGGCACTACCACGTGGAGCAAGTATATCTATGTTCGGACCACCTATACCAACTAAACATTCACTATCTTTCCCTGTACATAAATACTTATGCCATTCAATATGATGTCGAGCTGGAGGTTTATCTCCTACTACCTTACAAAAATAAGCAAAGTCTGTTCTAGCTCTATCAACATCAACAGAAGATGTTTTCTTGACTACCTGTTGTTTAGCTGCTGCTCTCGCAGTACGACGATAAACACTGTAAATACTTGTTCCTGCCATGCACGTAGCATAGCCGAAGAATCTTTAATTACTTAAATTAAGTGATTAGGTTGAATATGTCTCCTGCATATCTCAAAGGTCGTAAACCAGGAATCATCCCTGCAACATTACCTGCTAAATCTACAAGAGCACCAAATTTAGCTAACTCTTCTTTCTGTTTTTCTTGAGGAGTTCTTGTATCAACTGGATTCATTATGATAGCTCCTGGAAGAGGACCTTGTGGAATAGGACCACCTTTGGCATATTGTGGTATTCCTGCTGGGATAGGAGCTAACATATCTTCAATAAATTATCAATCTATTCTAACTCTCCTCTTGTAATATCTTTGTCCAAACTCCCATTGATGCTTCCTGTAATGGACCTTCAATCGGATCATCACGGAATATTGAAAGCATCTCTCTAAGAGCCCTATCTGCTCCAGCTAATATCAAACCTTGTTTATCCATTAATATCTTCTCATCATTTAATTGTTTGATAGAACCACGTAGCTCTTTTTGAAGCATTGCAATTCGTGCAGCTCCCATATCTTGCTTAACCATCCCCATATCAATGGCTTCTCTTAATTTAGAAATATCCATTTGCATGGCATCAATCTCACCTTCTAATACAGAAGTGAAATTCCTCTTCTTAAACTTTTTAGTAGACCATTCATCACATTCCACTATTGTCCCTTGAAACCCAAGGAAACGGGAATATAAATATATTTGAATAGGTGATGAGGTCTTTTTACAAAAAGTAGTGAAGGATTCTCTATCTTTGGAAGTTAGAGATTTTATCCATTCATTCATGCGCGATAGGCACTTTGAGCTTGTGCGTAGTCTCTAGCTTCTTTATACCTGCGGAACTGCTCTTTCTGCAAGTCTGTTGCTCTGACTTCCTCACCTTCAACTCTTCTTGTCTTACGTGTTTCATCTCCTGTAGTCCTGATTCCTGCACGTTGTTCTGTACCTGTTGTCCTGATTCCTGCACGTTGCTCTGTACCTGTTTTACCTATTGTTTGCCTTGCTTCATCCCCTTCAACTCGACGTGAAGCTCTGGTTTGAGAACCTGTCTCTGAAATTCTTCCTCTGTCTTCTTGACCTCTGACCCTTTCTGTAGCACGAGTCTGAGTACCTCCTTCTGCCAGTGTTGATCTTTGCTCTTGACCTTTAACTCTTTCTGTACCTCTTAGTTGTGATCCCTCTTCAGCAGTTTCTGCTCTACGTTCTTGTCCCTCAACTCTTCTAAGTGCTCTTTGTTGATTACCTGTCTCAGCTAAAGTTGCTCTCTCTTCTTGCCCCCCAAGTCTCTGACTTAAACGTGTCTCATCACCTAAACTTTGTTGCTTTCTAATATCTTCTGTGGTGTAGAACTGTTTGTTATAACGATCTAATTTTGCTGCATATTCTGAATTTATCTGGGCTTGTTTAGCCGCAGCCTCATTTAGAACTACCTGACCCGTAGCACTCTCATCAGAAATGATTATCTGCTTAGGAGGTAATGTATTTTGTAGGTTCTCCATTGTTGAAGAAGAACTGCTTCCGCCGCCGCCCATAGTTAAAACCTCCTATACGTTTCGAGTTAATTGTAAACCACCAAACTGATTAGCAGCTGTCTGTGCAGTGGCTGTTGCTGCCTTTATCTTAGCTGCTGCCTCAAGAGCAGAATTTATTTGTTTTTGTCTGTTTGGATCTAAATTTTGAGAAAACAACATTCCTTCTTTTGTTCTTTCTATATTCTTATCTATTATTGGATCTAAAGCTTGCGCTGTCATACCTATTTGTTGTCCTTGATTAAAAAGACTTTGGTTCCTCATATCTTGAGTAAATCCCATGATATTTTGACCTGTGTCATAAAGACTTCCTAATGGAGATTGAGCAGAGGCTCCTGATCCTGTGATGACTTGAGGGTTTCCAACAGTACCACCCAAAATTGAATCTGGGGAATAAACTTGAGAATAACTAGGCAAATTAACAGTAGAAGATGTTAATTGTCCTTGATTAGCAAGAGCGCCTAAGGCTCTCGCATAATCCAACATAGTTCCGCCAATTGGTATTGACATTGTTTAATAGGTGTACTGAGTTTGCATGGCGTTTGTTGCGCCTTCCATTCCTGTAGTAGCTAATTGGTTCACAGCATTCTGTGCTCTAATTAACTGTTCTACATTTGCTTGTATATTAGCCTTAACTCCTTCAGATGCTAACCCTCTTTGTAAATCTCTTTGCTTGGCTCTATCAGAGAACTTCTCAACTGTTGGTAATAAAAGATTTAAATTATCTCTTAAAGTTTCACCTTCTTTCCTCTGCATCAAACGTCTAGCTGCATCTCTACCTCTAGGGTCGATAACAGCGAAAGGATCGCTACCTATTGGAGCAATGTTACCATATTGTCCTAAACCTTGAGTTATGTTTTGTAGATAACCTGTTTCTCCTTGAGGCATTCCGTATCCGTAGGTACCAGCTAAACCTCTAGCTAAACCACCACCAGTTTGATTAATTCCTCGTGTTGCACCACCCATTGTTTTAGGTACACCAACGTTTCCAGTAGCAATAGCACCACCACCTGCTAAAGCTCCTAAAAGACCAGGGCTACTTAAAGCTGCGACTGCAGCAGGGTTTCCAGCCGCACCTGCTGATAATAAAGCCTGACCTGAAGCACCTGCCAGTCCTCCTGGTATTGCCATACCTAATAATTTTTGACCAGCAAGTCGTCCTAAACCACCTGCACCCGATGCACCTAATGCACCGATTCCAGCACCTAAGGCAGCTTCGCCTAAATTTCCACCGCTTCTACGATATCCTTGTACTCCACCTAGAAGTGAACCACCAACAGCTAACGCAGGTAATAAAGGGAGTGGCATCTTTAACTACACCTAAAAATCTTATATAGTTATTATTTTAAATTGTCTACTTCTTTAAGTATTAAGAGCAGTCAGCTAAGTTAGGATGTTCGCCTGTTTCGTAATAAGCTTGAGCATTTTCACCTGCTGATTCACAAGTGTAGGAACCT